GAGCCTGCACCAGCAGAAGAGCCTGCACCAGCAGAAGAGCCCGCAAAGGAAGAAGAGCCCGCAAAGGTAGAAGAGCCTGCAAAGGTAGAACCTAAAACGGATACAGCGTCTTATACTATTGACGATTGTAAATCGTGGGCTATGAAGGCGCTAAACGCTAAGAAACGCCCGATTGTACAAGAAGCGTTTGAGCATGTAGGCGCGTCCAGTTTCCCGACGTTGAAGGAAGAGATGTTTAACGATTTTGTTGCATACATTTCAAGCCGTTTGTAATGGGACACGCAGATAGAGACCACGCGATTTTATCGCCGAGTAGCGCGAAACGATGGATAAATTGTACCCCATCGGCGCTACTAGCAGAAGAAGCAGGTAGTAAGTCAAGCGTTTACGCCGAAGAGGGTACGCTAGCCCACGAAATAGCCGAGTATGCGTTGACACAGTATCTGAACGTCTTATATGATCCGATCACGGATGAAGAGTTGCCAATCAAGGATGAGCACCTTAAAAACCCGCTGTTTAGTATTGACATGGCGAATTACATTCGCGACTATTGCGAGTATGTAATCAGTGAAGTATACGAGATGGATAGAGCGGACGATATGTGTAAAATGTACCTAGAGCGTCGAGTAGACATTACCGATTACGCGACGGATTCTTTCGGATCGGTAGACGTAACACTTGAAACAGGCCGCACGATTCACATTATAGATTTGAAGTACGGCACGGGCGTTAGAGTGTCAGCCGATCACAACGAACAAATGATGTTGTATGCTTTGGGGGCTTTGAAGGCCGCAGCGTCAAAGGACATAACCAATATTCGAATGACGATCGCACAAGTCAGATTAGACCACTACGACACGTTCGAGATGTCAAAGGGTGAATTACTTGACTGGGCGGAAAAAGTCCTGAAACCGGCCGCAAAAGCAGCAATACAGGGCGAAGGAAAACAGGTTATAGGAAGCTGGTGCGGATTTTGTCCGGTTAAAGCCCAATGTAGGGCGCAGCGTGACGCCGTACTTGCAGACTTCGAGGAAAAACCCGAACCGCTGTTATTGTCTGACGAGGAAATAGTAGACCTAATCGGTAAGATCGACACGTATAAGAGTTGGATCGAATCAGTAAATAAGTACGTCTACGATAGAGCGATACAGGGCTATAAATGGGAGGGTTACAAGCTAGTAGCCGGACGATCAAGCCGAGTTATCAAGGATGAAGCGAAGATACGGCAGGCACTTCTAAACGAGTTCCTAGAGGACGAGGTTTTAAACATCAAGCTAAAGGGTATCGGAGATCTCGAAAAACTGTTAGGTAAAAAGGTATTTAGTGCAAGGTTTGGAGACGCGATCGAATCGCGACCCGGCGCGCCAAAGCTAGTACCGGAAAGCGCTAAGGGCGTAGAATATAGCCCGCTCTGCGACTTCGACATAGAAGGCTAACAGAAGTTAAAAAACAATTAAAGAATGTATAAACGGTTTGAAGTCTAAAATAAAGCAATATCTTTGAACCGTGTTAGAAAAATAACAAATTAAAATCTTAAAAATTATGAGTAGAAAATTGATCTTAAAAAACGTACGTTTCTCTTATGTAAGAGTTTTCGAGGCAGAACAGTATCAAGGCGTAGGTGAATATTATTACAGTGTAACTCTGTTGATCCCTAAAACAGATACAGCTTTGATTAAGCAAATCAATGACGCAGTTAAGGCGGAAGCACAGGATTATTTTTCAAGGGACCCCAAATTTAAGGGACAAGTACCCGCGAATTTTAAAAGCCCGCTACGGGATGGTGATGCGCCGGAGAAAGAAGGACAAGCCGGGTATGAAGGATGTTATTACATCATGGCGAAGCGCAAAGCGGAGCACAGGCAACCGATCGTAATCGACAAGAACAAACATCCGATCACAGTGAAAGAAGATATGTATTCCGGCTCTTGGGGAGTAGCCTCAATCTCAATTTACGGTTACAATATGAGTAGCGACAACCGCGGTATCACAGCCGGATTGAACGGAATACAGAAAGTAACCGATGACGATAGACTGGACGGCAGATCAAGCGTCAACGACTTCGAAGATTTGAGTGATGAAAACGACAGTCTGGCAGACTTCAACTAAAACAATTATTTCAAGTATAAACAGTTAAATTAATTATTAATCAATCTCGTTAAAACAAGTGTAAAATGATTTTCAAAAGCCGTGCCGAGTAGAAGCGGTGCGGCTTTAACTTTAAAAACCCCTAAAAACATGAAACCAATTTATATAGATTTTGAAACTTATTCAAGCGAGGACATAAAGAGCAGCGGAGCGTACCGGTATACGCAATCGCCCGACTTTGAAATACTTTTGATAGGTTATGCGATAGAAGACGGAGATGTTAATATTATTGATATGACTAAATCAGATGCCTACGAGCAGTTTACGGGCTTCGTGAACTTGCTTCTCGATACGCAATATACGATCGTGGCGCACAACGCGCAATTTGAACGGTTGTGTTTGATGGCATACGGCACCAACATCCCGGCGGAACGTTTTCTGTGTACCGCAACTATGGCGTTATACGCCGGATTCCCGGAGAGCCTGGGAAACCTTTCTAAAGCCCTTGATCTGAAAGAGGGCAAAAAGGGCACGGGTCTAGCCCTTATAAAATTCTTTTGCCAACCGCAAAAACCAACTAAAGCGGACCCGGAGGGTTATCAGAACGATCCGAGAGATTATCCGGAAAAATGGGAGGAATTTATAGACTACCTACGTTATGATATTCTTTCGGAACGCGAAGCACTGGCGCGCCTTGACTACTGTAATTTCCCACAATCGGAAATAGACCTGTATAGACTGGACCAGGACATTAACGACAACGGCATAGCCGTGGATATGGAGCTGGCAGAACGGGCGGACGCTCTGAACGAGGAATTTTGCGAGGAGCTGAAGAACCGGATTAAAACTAAGTACGGCATATCCTCTCTTAAGTCCACCATGCAACTAAAGGACTTTGTAATGATCCAAACCGGAAAGTCTTTCGATTCGTTCCGCAAAGAGGACATAGAGGAGATTATGCAAGAGTGTGACAACGAACGGGTAGACGAGGTGCTGAACGCACGGAAGATCATAAACAAAACTAGCAACGCCAAATATACCGCGATGCGCAATTGCGTGTGCTTCGACGGACGCGTACACGGTTTGTACCGTTTCTATGGAGCGGGTCGTACTGGCAGATGGGCAGGTAGACTAGTCCAAATGCAGAACCTACCGCGTAACTACATACACGACCTGGACGGCGCACGCGAGAACGTTAAACACATGTGTTTGGCCGACTTTGAAACGTTCTGGGGAAATGTGCCTGACACGTTATCGCAGCTCATCAGAACAACGTTTGTAGCACCGGCGGGCACTACATTTCATGTCGCCGACTATTCAGCCATCGAAGCCCGTGTACTGGCGTGCCTGTGTCGTGAAGATTGGCGTATTGAAGCTTTCCGCAATGGGAAAGATATCTATGTAGTGTCTGCAAGTATGACATTTAGTTTGCCCGAGGATCAATGCGGAAAAGGTACTCATTACCGCCAACAGGGTAAAGTAACCGAGCTTGCATTAGGCTATGGCGGCTGGGTAGGTGCTATGTCTACGATGGACTACGAGAAGGCAATTGATCCATCGTTGTACAAGGACATTATATTGAGATGGCGCGCGGCTTCTCCGCGAATAGTTGAATTTTGGGAGGCCCTAGATAGCCGTGCTAAACTCTGTATTCGTAACAAGAGAGACGTAGAAGTTATCCGGTACGGCGTACACGTTTGTACATTTCAATGGTTTAAAGAAAACAATTCTCTAGCAATTTTATTACCTTCGGGCCGTCGTTTGTTTTACCCGTTTTGCCGGATCGCTACGAAAAGCGTGAACGGACAAGACAGGGAGGTTATAATATACAAGGGGCAGACCAATGGAATCTGGGTGGATCTAGACACGTACGGCGGAAAGCTAACCGAAAATATTACGCAGGCAGTCAGCCGCGACCTATTGGCATACGGTATGCAGGAGATTGTAAAACGTCATCCTGTGGTTAAGATCGTGGGGCATATCCACGACGAGACGGTAAACGAGGTACCCCTAGATGATTTTGGAGAACCAGTTGTTTCGCTAGCAGAGATTTGCGAAGCTATGGCAGCTACACCAAAATGGGCGGACGCTTTCGGCATTCCGTTGAAGGCAGAAGGATTTACTAGTAATTATTATAAGAAAGATTAATTAACATGGAAAAATACACCTTATCGCTTGCAGGTTCTTCGGCGTCTCTGAAATGGAAAGCCGTACGTATGACTTGGGAAGCATTTTTGGAAAGACTGGGAACGCCCGTTATCACTAACGAAACGGTACACGAGTACGATAAATTAGACAAGCCCGCCAAATCGTCTTTGAAGGACGTTGGCGGATTCATGGCTGGCGAGCTTTCTGGCCCGCAAAGACTTAAGAAAGCGGTTATGTCCCGCTCAATGATTACGCTAGATGTGGACTTTGGCGACGATCTTTTCCCGTTCGATTTTGCGGATCGCTTTCCGGGAGTGGCGGCGGCTATTTATACTACTAGATCAGACCGCCCAGGATCACGCCGTTACCGTCTTATTATGCCGTTTAAGGAAGAGGTTACAGACGTGGTTATGTACGAAGCCGCAGCGCGTAAAGTAGCCGAGTTGTTAGGTATAGACCTATTCGATAAAACGACATTCCAACCGGAACGTATGATGTACTGGCAATCTCTTTCCAAAGATCAAACCGGAATATTCGAAGTATTCGAAGGCGAGCCGATCAGCGCGGAGTATCTCATAGGTTTGTACGGAGACAACGAAGAATGGCGCGACGTGCGCAAATGGGCATTCCATTCAGAAGTAGAACGCGACACCCGTGCCATCATTGGTAAAGAGATGGCAAAAGACCCTAGAGACAAAGAGGGCTTGGTAGGCGCTTTTTGCCGCTCGTACACGATCCCGGCAGCAATAGAGAAATATCTATCAGACGTTTACACGGAGGTAGACAACGGACGGTATACCTACGCACTTGGATCAGGTGCGGCTGGTTTAGTTGTGTATGACGACGTACTTTGCTTTTCCCACCATTCAACCGACCCGATCGGAGACGGACACGCATACAACGCTTATGATTTGGTACGTGTGCACAAGTTCGGACACCTTGGTAAGGAAGACAGCACCCGAGAGATGAACAAGCTAATTTGCGCGGATAAAGAGTGCGTTAAGGATATGGTAGCCGTGGACGATGATCTAGCCGACTTCGAAGAATACACGGACGAGGTTAAGAGCGACGCGCAGACCGCCGCCGAACTTGTCTGGGACTTGGATAAGAGGGGTGATAAATTGTGTACCGTTCGCAACTTCGTTAATGCTTTCAAGTGTGATCCGCTGTTAAACGATCTACTAGCTTATGACTTGTTTCTAGACACGATCGTGTACACCCGGACGCCGTTTTTCTCGAAAGACATCAAGAAGGGCGATATGCTGGACGATACCGCCGTAGCGATTATCCGTGGACGTATAGAGGATTTGCACGGTATTTATAATGACAGCAAGCTAACCGATGCGCTGGAAAAGGTCTGCAGTGAAAATGCTTTCCACCCTATCAAGAAGTATCTAGAGGCGCAAAGGTGGGACGGCGTGAAACGTATTGATAATTTCTTAGTTGAATACATGGGCGCAGAACCTAGCATCTACGTTTCTGAAGCGTTCCGTAAAATGCTGGTTGCGGCCGTTACTAGAGTTTACGAGCCGGGCCGCAAATTTGATACGGCTTTGGTTATGTATTCCGGGCAGGGCGCAGGAAAGTCCACACTTATACAGTCCCTTTCAAAGGGTTGGTTCAACGACTCGTTAACTGACGTGTCCGGGCAAAAAGCGTACGAAGCGATACAACACGCCTGGATCGTGGAGCTAGCCGAGTTGTCGGCCCTCCGCCGTTCGGACGTGGAAGCTACTAAGAACTTCATAAGCAAACGTGAAGATACGTACCGTAGTGCATACGCCCGCCGGGTAAAGACACACCGCAGACAATGCGTATTTTTTGGGTCTACAAACGACGATGAGTTTTTGAAGGACAAGACCGGAAACCGTCGTTTCTTCCCGATAGAAGTTTGCGCCAACAAGAACACGCACAAGCTGTTTGAAAAGTCTTTTGAGGCGGTGGTAGACCAACTTTGGGCGGAAGCAATGGAACTGTACATGTTGGGCGAAAGTCTTGTTTTGTCTGACGAAGCCGAAGCGATCGCCAACGAAGGCCGCGAAGAGTTTACAGAAGAGAGTCCTCTAGTAGGTATCATTGAAAACTATATAGATAGACTTTTCCCGGCTGACTACGAAGATCGCACCGAACAACAACGCGCCGACTTCCTAGCCGGATCGCTGGAAGAGGTTGGGACGGTTCAAAAAAATACGTTCTGCCTGATGGAACTTTGGGTAGATGCTTTGGGACGCCGGAAAGAAGATTATACAAGCGCAAAAGGGCGCGAACTTGCAGCGGCTATGAGACAATTAGGCGGGTGGTTTAAAGGAAAGTTAAATAGAACTAAATTATACGGCCGACAAGTAGTTTATATCCGTAAAGGTAGCGAGGAAAGCAAAAAATTACTATCTTTGTGATACCGAATTAAAACAGCACATTCTTTTCTAATTTTTAAGGTTAATACTTTTAGGGTGGTTTTTCAGTTAAAAAGTCTTTCGTAGTGATACGCGAGACTTTATTTTTGTTAATATACTAAAGTTTTTTGAGAAAAGTTTTGGTAGTTCATAATTAAGTCGTATCTTTGAAATGTCAAAAGGAAATAAACCAATTAAAAATTAAAAGATATGAAAACTAAGATTGAAGCATTAGAAAAGAGCTTATCAAAAGTTGCAGGTGTGAATATAGAAATAACTTTCGCACGTACCAATATGGTTACATTAGCATGGGACGGCGAAGATATAGAAGTGTTCAACCGCTTGCAAGAGTATTTTAAAGGGGTCCTTTTCGGATATGAATATGATGAAGAGTGCGAAATGTCAGTTTGTTGTTTAAGTATATGAAACAGAATACAGGAAAACTAAGCGAGGCGGATTTAAAAGCCCGCCGCCGCTTTTGGAACAAGAAAAGCTTTTTCGGAGAACCTACAAAGAAACAGATCGAACGTAGTTCTTTGCAAATGCAGAAACTAGTTAAGGCGTTGAAAACCTTTTCCCTTGAGGAAATTAAGGAAATTCGCGCTAAACGATGGCCGGGTATATCATTCACCCGTGATATGTACCTAGTGCTGAACGCTAGCGAATCAGACATTAATCATGCAATATCAACCTTTAAAATATTTTAGTTATGAAACAATTTGTAGTTTACACGTTTTGGGCGATCCTATTTGTATTATTCATTTTATTGTGCTGCGAGCCAACCACTAGCGTATGATACAGATATTGAGAGCGGTGATTATAACGACGGACGGCGTTATAGTACAGGACTATGCAGAAGTCCAAGATAGTTTAGGTGTGTATGTCTGTTATGACATAGAAGCGGAACGGCGTTATATCTCCGAGTGTCAGACCCTAGCGGGATTTATGGTTAAGCGGGTTAATCTAACTTATGTAACAAAGGAATGATGTATATTATTTTAGTGGCAGCGTTTATCGCGATCGCCGCGTATTATCCAATTAAACTCATAAAATTTTATTGTATGGAAAGTTTTGAACAAGGCCTGAAGGCCAAAATTACACGGGACCTAAGAGAAGGGAGAGTTTCTCCTAACCTTATTTTGCTGACGATTGGCGCGGGCGGCCTGCGTCTCACGCGGAATCAGTTAGACGTTATTTTCGAGTGGATGGTTCGAAATACGAACGCATGGAGGGTGCACACGTACGCAGATGAAAAAATAGTAGTGTTGTTTGCGCATTCCCCATTCCACCCGGAAGAGTGGGACAATTATGAGGACTACAAACATGTTATGCGCCAAATGTTCGGCGATTACGGAACAGAGGATTTTTTCACGTCCCGTACCACCGTGGGAGAATCCGACCGGATTAGGAAAAGCCTAGCCAATATTGACAGCCATATAAAATTGTATGACTACGTTATGTTTGACTTCTACGGGGTGCGTACTCTAGGAATGGTAACAAAGGCTACTTTGACCGAAAAGTGTCACTCCGTTAAAATACTATCCGGGGAATTACGCGGGCAGCATTGTACAGCCGGAAATGTACATAAGATAGAACCGGACGAAGCGATAAAGGAACTAGCCCGGCAAAAGGAAGAATGGAAAGAAAATAAAAAATACAGCAATGAGTAACAGGAAAAAACTAAAGTCGCGCGATGGAGCAACCCGGATCACACCGGATAAGAGTGTAGGGTATTTTTGCGGGCTGTACAAGCTGCAAGCGTATGACAAGGAGGCCGACCAATGGAGCGATATAGAAGGGTGTACCCTTCTGACATGGACGGAAGCAACCACGGCCAGAAAGAATTACGTAGCACTACGGAAAGCGTGCAAAGTGACAAACGGGGCTTCGCTCCATGTTAATGTACCAGCAAATGAAGTCCACGGAAACTAGTGAAAAGGTATTCGAGCGTACTATGTCCAAGTACGTCGAGAGTAAAGGAGGGATGGCAGTTAAGCTGCTATCCCAATTTATTAACGGGCTTCCGGATCGGATGTACTTGTTACCGGGCGGAACGGTTATATTTGTGGAATTCAAATCAACCGGGTGCAAACCTAGACCGATACAGCGCGTTATACTCGATCGGATCGCCGCGCTTGACTTCAATGCACGCGTAGTGTCAAACCCTGACGAGTACAATGATTTGAAGGAATTAATAGACTTCTATGTTAACGGACGTTAACTAAGAGCGTTTAATGCAAATCAAAGTTAAGAGTTTACCCTATATTTTGGTAGTATGAAAAGTATCCGTATCTTTGAAATGTCAAAAGGAAATAACCACTTAAAAATTAAAGATATGAAAAAGTATTATGTAAACGGAAAAGAGATAACCGAACAAGAGGCTAACGAAATTAAAAAAGAAAATGCAAGATTGCAAAAGAGTTTAGACCTTAACGATTGGTTAGGTATTCAATGGATAACAGAGATAAGCAAATAAAATTTAATAACCGGGCGGGTAACACCGCCCACAACACCCAAAAGATATGAAAAAGTTAATCAGTATTTTAGCAGTAGTTTTATTATCAGTTAGCGCAATGGCGCAAGTATCAACCGCAACAGGCAGTTTAAAAACGCTTAAGTCTTTCCGGCTAGGGACGTGTAAGATCGTGGAAGTCACGAAGGGAGACGCGGTAACCTATCAGATCACCGGACAGCTAGCCGGGACTAGTTCCCTAGAAATGGATATTGATCTAGGCGACGCGGACAAGGCGGTTAAGACGCTCTTAAGCCTTGCAGAGTACAAGCCGTCCAGCAGCAACGAGATAGTACACCTTAACAACCCGGCGGGACATACCGCACGTTTCCCGAAGATGGCGGGTTTGTGGCAGATATTCAGCCCTGGCAATCAGTTCACTGTTAACATCTCTAGGGGTGAATTAAGGAAGATGGCAGAAGCAATAACTAATAATAAATAAGATTATCATGGAAATATATAGAAAATCAAATCACGATCTACTGCGAGTAGAAAAGCTACAAAACGGTAGACTAATGAGTAAGAGCAACGGCGAAACGAAGAGTTTCGAGAATTACAAGCAGTTTGCAGTACACTTGTACAACAAAGGTTTTCACATCGCTATGACTGACAGAAGCAGACAGTTTGCGCACAACTTTATAGAAGCCGAGGATTTTTTAAAGCTAACCGATTTGATCCTGGACAACGAACTAGCATTTAGAAAAGATGGAGATATATTCACAGGGTGGTTTATAGCGTTCAAGCCGGACGGGTTCGTAGAACTAAAAAGCAATACAGATTTCTCGTACATCAACGAACTAGGATATAAAGCCGTAACGGTTAGGATTGACGAACTGATTATAATTAAAGGAGATATTTAATTATGGTAGACTTCAATAAGAAACTAAAGATAGACCGCATCAACTTATTTTGTGATGTGGTTACAAAGATGGCGAACGGAACGCCCGCCGAGGGCTACGCGATTGGAGACGCTATCAAGCAATTACCCGAGAACCTGCAGCAGTATTTAATATCCGAAGTACCGGACGTGATACTACGCCGGGAGTACAGCCGCCGGGAACTACACAAGGGCGAGGGCGCGGTATTCGAAGGGGCCGACACAGTGGCCGAGGTTTATAAGGATGAAGTGTTTAACGCTAACCGGGCGGAAGCCTTGAAAGACTTGTTAGGGATCAAATCAAAGTTCCCCGATATACTGGACGTAATCGCCGAGGTCCTTAAGTGTTTCCCAGAGCGGTACACGCTAGATGATATTTACGATATGTTGTATAAAAAGGATCTAGGGCTATGAGTGAAGGATTCAAAAAATCTAGTTCATACTCTGATGAGTGGTACACGCCCAAATTCATTATAGACAGTTTAGGCAAATTTGATTTAGACCCGTGCGCGCCGAGCGTGCCGCTATTCAAAACCGCCAAAGTAATGTATAATGAATTCGACGACGGACTAGCGCAAAAATGGAAGGGGCGCGTATGGCTTAACCCGCCTCATTCCCGTCCGCTGATAAGCAAGTTTATGCGCCGGATGGCAGAGCACAACCAGGGAATAGCCCTAATTTTTTCGAGGACTGACACGGAACTGTTTCATACAGAAGTGTTCGACAAGGCATCCGCCGTTAAGTTCCTCAAAGGTAGGATAAAGTTTCTAAGGCCTGACGGTACAGAAGCCGGGACGCCCGGATGTGGTAGCGTGTTAATCGCGTATGGCGAGGATGATGCAGATATATTAGGATGTAATGAACTGGAAGGAAAATTTATATGGTTATGAAAACAATAAGAGTAAACGGGCGTACATACGCCGCGGTGGAAGTAGACGAGAACACAGCGTGCAAAGGCTGCATATTTTATACGGTCGGGTGGGACATGAATACGCCACAATGCACCGCGGCTAATATTCCGGAGTTTCAATGTGTTTCGGTAGTGGGAGATGAAGAGAAGAACGTGATATTTAAATTAATGGCTAACAATGTTACAGAGGAGTAATTTACACGGCTATCAGCGTACCGCCGTCCAGCACATCAAGGATCACCCAGACGCGGCTCTGTTCCTTGATATGGGACTGGGAAAGACAGTGAGCACGCTAACAGCCGTAGCCGATCTAATTAACGAGTTCGAGGTCACTAAGGTTCTGATAGTAGCGCCAAAGCGCGTAGCCGAAATGACCTGGGGCGACGAGATAGAGAACTGGGCGCATATCCGACACCTTCGTTTGTCAGTCATTAAAGGAACGGCGAAGCAACGCGAGATCGCCGCACGTGCAGACGCAGACGTTTACACGGTTAGCCGTGACAACCTTGTCTGGCTTCTCCAAATGTGGGGAGGTTCTAAAGTACCGTACGACATGTTAGTACTAGACGAACTATCCTCTTTCAAGAACCACCAATCAAAACGCTTTAAGGCGGCGAAGATTATCCGGCGGAGTGTTAGCCGGGTGGTGGGTCTGACGGGAACGCCCGCGCCAAACGGACTAATAGACCTATGGGCGCAAATGTATTTAGTCGACGGCGGGCAAAGGTTAGGGAAGACGATCACCGATTACAGGGCCAATTATTTCAGGCCCGGAGCGCAGAACGGAGGTATAGTGTACGAGTATAAACCGCTTGCAACAACCGAGGCGGTATTGGGCGAGAAGATAGCCGACATCACATTGTCAATGAAAGCGCTTGATTTCCTGGATATGCCGGAACTTACATACCTCAACAACTACGTGGAGTTATCGCCGAAGGTGAAGAAGCAGTACGATAAGTTCGAGGAGGATCAAGTGCTACAACTTATGCAGGATGAAGAGATCACAGCGTTAAGCGCCGCCGCATTATCAAACAAACTCCTGCAGTTTGCAGGCGGTGCGATCTACGATGCAGACCGGAACATACATACCGTGCATGATGAGAAGCTAGAGACGTTGGTAGAGATGATAGAAGCCGCGAACGGATCGCCCGTACTGGTGGCGTACAACTTCCAACACGAGAAGGCGCGCATACTGGAAGCCCTAAAGAGTTTCGGAGCGGAAGCGCTGGAAGGTGTGGATAGTGTACGCAGGTGGAACGAGGGAAAGATACCCGTCTTAGTGACGCACCCGGCTAGCGCGGGGCATGGTCTGAACATGCAGAAGGGCGGCAACCGTATAATATGGTACGGTACTACCTGGAGCCTGGAGTTATACCAGCAGTTCAACGCGCGGTTATGGAGGCAGGGACAAAAGAACAGCGTGTTTGTCCATCACATCATAACGCGGGGTACGATTGACGAGCGGGTTATAGCGGCTCTAAGCGGAAAGGCGGACACGCAAAACGGTTTAATGGATATGGTTAAGGAACTGATTAAAAAATATAAAGTATGATATACATGGGTAGTAAGCGTCGGATAGCCGAACAAATTTTGGCTATTATACTGGGTGGCAGAAAAGACGGTCAATACTATGTAGAGCCGTTCTGCGGAGGGTGCAATACAATAGATAAAGTACCGGGTAATAGAATAGCTAATGATAGCAACCCATATTTAATCGCAATGTGGGAGGCGTTGTCGTGGGGGTGGGACCCGCCAAAGATCATAGAAAGGGAGTATTACCGCGATGTGCAAAAATGCTATAACCAAGGTACTGATGAGTACCCGATGCACTATATCGGGTGGGTAGGATTCGTGGGAAGTTTTAACGGCAAATTTTTCGGAGGGTATGCCGGTCATTCAGCTATGAACGCGGCGGGTGGAATTAGAGACCGTATAAGTGAGGCAATCCGCAACATATCAGCACAAGTCCCGTTAATAGGTGGAGTGCAATTCACTAATCGCAGTTATGCAGATATGATTATCCCTCCTAATTCCATTATATATTGCGACCCTCCGTATGCGGGTGTGACAAAATACGCGTACTCGATAGACCATGAAAATTTTTGGGAGTGGTGCAGAAAAAAAGTGGCTGAAGGGCATGAGGTGTTTGTTTCCGAGTACACCGCACCGGACGATTTCGTTTGCATTTGGGAACAAAAGTTGAGAATGTGTGTTAATCCGGGTATTGGTAAACAAGCGATAGAGAAATTATTTATTCATAAATCAAGAGTATGAAAAAAGTTAAGCTTATATTTTTCGAGCCGGGACAGAAGGCCGAGCACGAAGGCGTGACGTACATAGCGGAGCTGCAAGAGAAAGGAGGGTTATGCGCCGGGTGCGCGTTCAACAAGCGCGGCGAGCCGTGCATGTGTCCTAGGGGCTGGGTGTGTGTAGATGTAATAGACAGTAGTAATATAATATTTAAGAAGGTATGAAAACAACAAATTACAAAAAAGGTGATGTAGTGATTTTGAGCGATGGAAAACGCTACAGGTATTTAGGCGAATTGCCCGTAGCGGGTGCTATGGCGAACGCATATAGACCGCTAGACGGAAAGACCGAGTACTTCGCAATTAAGGACGCCGAGGGTGAGTTCGTTCCGTTCTCCAGCAAGTTAGCCGTCGAGGTGGTGGGATCGAAATGGTACGAGAAAGTATTACAGTGGTGGAAGGCGTCTAACCGCTGGAAGCATTTCCTATTCGCGATCCCGCTTGGTGCGGTGTGTGGCGCCCCGTTCACTACGGGTGTAGGTTTGGGTATGGAAGTGAAGGACCATTTGTATGGCAACCGGGCCGACTTCGTAGACTTCCATCTCACCGCGGCTGGCGGGGTGATCGGGCACGGCATTATGCTGGCCGTCGGTTTGGACTATTTAATAATGACATTAATCAAATTAATATTTTAAAGTATGGAAAGTATGGAACATTTATTTAGAGAACAAGAGATGAAGGAACAAGAAGTAGCGGGTATCAGAACCGGACGTTTCAAGACGGCGCTGGACCGTGCGGAGAAGGCGCAGTATAATATGCGCGTCAAGATAGATAAGGCGGAAGCCGAGCGGGTTATGGTTTACGCCGAGCGCGTACCGCGTAGCGCGAAAGAGATTACAACCATTACGATTTACCGGAAGAGCGAGCCGCAACGCCGGGTGGACTTGTCAAGAGTTGAGGCGCTGCGTTTGATTGGTGAACTTAAAGAAGCACTAAAGCTATGATGAAAGAATTTATGAAAATGCTGGGACAAATGGTCCTGGCGATAGTGGCGGGGATCGCGCTTGGTTGTATTTTAGTATGTATCTTAAATAATTTATAGTATGCCGACACCATATATTAAGAAGAAACAGAGAAGGGTTTTAGTTATCGAAGAGATGGCACAGTTATATAATCTACACGCGTTTTTCATCTTCAACTGGCTTGAGGCGAACGGTGTGAAGTATCTCAAGGTGAAGGGCAAACCGTTTCACATGGTTAACGCGTCGTTGTTCTGTCAAGCCCTTCGGGATATAATATACGCGGCTAGTAAAGTACGGGACGACAGGAACACGCGGACCGATCCCGAACGCATACCAACAGTAGAGAATATGCTGTACCGTGACAAGGACAAGAAGCGCGTGGGGCCTTATGAGAATGACGACATAGAACGCCCGGTCTACCCGAGTAAAGACACGGAGCTAAACCGTAACGGGGTAGAGGTTTCAATGTTGTACCGGGTAAATATGTACTGCGATGGCAGTAGGTCGCTAGACGTTTTAGACCGGCGTACGCTGACATGGAAAACGATTGAGAGGGCCGAGAGGTGGAAATGTAAAGATATTTTGGATGACTGGAAAGTTCTGTATAACTTGGATTGTTAAACGGATTTAACTAAAAAGCGTGTTTTCGTGTAAAAACGTTAACACGCTTTTTAGTTAATAAATTTAACACGCTTCGGAAAAAACTTTGTGAGAAAAAACTTTGTGAGAGAAAAGTTTAATTTTAATGGTATTTTAGCTAAAAAGCCCGTTTTTGACAAAAAAGTAGTGAAAACGTCTTTGACAACTCAATTTCATGTTTGACACCCGACCGGGCTCACAGGACGCAGAACGCACTTTTCAAGTTTTTGATGTGAATGATTAAAATTTGTATCTTTTCCACTTAACTCGCTTATTTATAGTACTTTATACTGTAATATAGTGTATTTGTCAAAGATGGAAAGATATATACTAGTGGATTACATTATAAAAAGTAATAATACAGTTAACTATATTATACTATTGTTATTAAAGTATAATGAATTTATGGAAATATTTAAAATATATCTATAGGGAAACTATGTTTTTATCGTTGACATCGTTGACATCGGGCTGAAACGCCCTGTTCATCGGGGTTTCAGAGTGGAAACATGTTTTTGGTAGGTGGAAAGATGGCGATTTGGGCGGAAAAAGCGTATTTTTGCATAGTTGTAAATAAAAATTATATGGCTACAAAGAAGAAAGAAATTATAGAAACTAAGGAAGCGGTACAGCTGCCAAAAGTCGAGAAGGTCAGGCCGGATTACGCCCACCTCCAATTAGCTCCCACATACGCGACGACCCGCTATTTGGCTGACTCGTTCAATTACACCAAGTGCTACCAAGTCGCTACGGCGCATTACGGTATGACACCGATATGGCAGGAGCCTCAAGAACTTTGGGAAGCCTACGCGATTTACTCGGCTTGGTGCGAGGCTACGCCCGTTATAACACAAGAGGCGGTAAAGTCCGGTAACATGGCTGGGACGCTCTATGAAGTGCCAAAGAAGCACCTTCAATCGGAGGGAGAGTTCTGCATGTTCCTGGGGGCAAACCCCGTGTACTTAAGTAATAGACGATCCACCTACGCCGAGAACCTCAAGGAGTTCGATCTAACGATATGCGCGGACTTCATAGCGGTGATTGATAGGATACGCGAAGCGATCGCGCAGGACCTCGACCAGGGCGCGACGGTGGGACAGTTCGACGCCAACTACGTTCGTGCGCTACGGGGCATTAAAACGCAAATGGACTACACATCTAACGGCGAAGCCATCAAGGGCGGTTTGACTGTGAACGTGACCGACCCGAAAGTACGTGCAAAGGTTAGCTCAATTAAGAACTTTAAAAAGGATCACAAGGAGGACGATAAATAATGAATTGCACCTACGTATTCAATAAGATGATAGGACCGTTTTGCGACCCCTATATAAGAGGTATAGCAAGCAAAGGTGGTACGCGTTCCTCAAAGACGTGGAGTGTGTTACAGCTCCTCTATTTGGTCGCTAGCGAAAGCACCGAGCCTCTGATGATCTCATGCGTTACCGACACGCTCCCAGCCGTGAAGCGTGGTATGTTCCGTGACTTTCAGAACATGCTGCTGGACGAGGGTGTGTGGGACGACAACGCGCTTAACAAGTCCGATCTGATCTACACGGTGAAGCCGGGCGTCTGCATCGAGTTCTTCGGGTGTGACAACGCGTCAAAGGTACATGGCCCAGCCCGTGACATCCTGTTCATCAACGAGGCGCAACGTGTGCCCCGTGAAATCTTCAGGCAGTTGGACGTGCGTACTACGATTAAGGTTATTATTGACTTCAACCCGGTGCGGCGCTTCTGGGGTGAGACAGACTTCACAGGCGACAAGTACGTAACGATCCACTCCACATACAAGGACAACCCGTACTTATCCAAGCAACAAGTAGAGGCGATCGAACGAAACGCCAAAGATGCTAACTGGTGGCGCGTCTACGGTGAAGGGCTGACGGGCGGGCTGGAAGGCCTCGTATATCCCCAAATTGAGACGATCGACGCTTTGCCGGAGGATTTAACGGGCGAGGACGTTAAGTTCGTTACAGGGCTTGATTTTGGCTTTCAGAACGACCCGACCGCTATTGTCAAGATCTACATGCGGGGCATGAACCTGTACATAGACGAGGTGTGCTACGAGACAAAGATGCTGAACCGCACGATCGCCGAACGGCTTAAAGCGGAAAGGCTAGACCGCACGATTACGGTATGCGACAACGCAGAACAGAAGTCTATTATAGAGCTACGCGGCCTGGGCTGTAACACGATCCCGTGCATCAAAGGGAAAGGATCAATCCGGGCGGGCATCCAGCAGGTGAAGCAGTTCAACCTGTTCGTAACGAAGCGGAGCACGAACGTACTGGATGAGGTGGACAATTACACCTACGTCAAGGACAACCTAACCGACACGTACACCAACGAGCCGGTAGACGCTTACAACCATGCATTGGATGCGGTGCGCTACGGCGTTGATTATCTTATACGTAAATACCGCCCGAGATACGCAAATAATGATTAGATTTGCAGCATGAGAGAGGACGATCGAGTACGCATTAAATACGATTACGCCGGGAACACCGGGACGGTTACGGAGACCGACGTGTTAGGCGTGGTCGTGCAATGGGACGGATCGAACGTTGAAGAGTGGTATTATTACGAAGAACTAGAACTGATTGAATATGAGTAAAAAACTAAGTTGCAATAGCTGTGTTAAGCGGGGCACGATGGAGTGTCCCAACAGTTCGGAATGTTACGCCCTAGACGACAAGCCGCATTACGCCGAGCGTTTGAAAAGAACTACGGCGTTTTATGGCGTGGAGTGGTTGATACTCCAAGAGCCTACCAACTGGAGAGGAAAGATTAAAAATGCTTTCCGTCGCTTGTGGTGGAAAATTTGTGGGTATTACAACGGCAAACAATTAGAATATATTTGTAACTTGCATCCGAATTACAAGGGCGGCCTAACTTCTGACCAAGCAGCGACACTTAACGCGGTGGCAGAGTACGCGAAGGCCGACCCTTTTATTATAAAAGATAGAAAGCTCGTGTACCGTATACCCCGGATCGAGGACGTAACACTATGGCAGGTTATAGAGGCTAGGAGAAGTGAGACGGCAACGGAGAAGGTAACGAAGTGGTGCACGCCTATCGAGCACAAGCCGGCCGAGTATGCGCCGGACAATGTGTATCACCTTCTTTGTGCGACGAAGTACATAAAGGAACAGATAGAAACGGCGGACGGACTAGAGAAACGTCTATTTCCATTTGACGCGGGAAGCACGCCGGAAGATGATCCGATCAAGGAGGCAAAGAACGTGTTAACGCTTGTGCAGGCTACGGCGGAGTTATTCGCTTGTTCATTCGAGGACGCGAAGCGGATCAACTACTTGGACGCTATGCTAGCACTATCAAAGCGGCACGAGGAGAACGAGAAACAAAAGGCAGAGATGAAGAAACATTATAAATCATAACGTTATGGGTTTAAAAAAGTATGAGATTATCACAGTGGGGAGCGACAAGAGAGTACGCGCCCTTCGTTCGTGGCAGGTGGGCGACCGTTACGTCAATATTGGCGATACGGGCGGCATCGTGTACGACGAGAAAACATTATCACAGGACGGCGCTTGCTGGCTGTTTAGCGGCAACTTCGGTTTTCCCGGTGCACGCATCGGCGGGGATTCAATCGTAGACGTAGCCGAGGCGGCTATTGACGCAAACGGATCGGCTAACGTAGACATTCTAGGGTCTAGCGTCGTAGTTGGCTCTAAGGTGAATTTTACCGTAGGCACTGGGGCGGTAGACGGGCTTACATTGTCGGAGGCTGATTTCGAGCAAGGCGGATTTAATTACGCCGCTGGCGTTAATTGGGGGGACTTGAAAACAAGCAGCCCAAATAGCATAAGGACTAAAAGCCCTATATTTGCGGGCGGTGTCCCTATGATTTTGAAATGCAATGTGGCAGGGTACAATATCCAGGCTTTCAGACTTGACAGGGACGGGGTTTCCCAATTCGCTACGGCATCAACTAATACAGGGGGAGGTGTGACGCTAGCCATCCCGGCGTGCCAATATTTTGTTATACGCGTAATGAAAAACCCGGCAGCAGCGATAACGCCAGCAGACGCAACAGCGGCACGAATCACGTTTACAGGTGATTATGAAACTAAACTTTCCGTCATTGATTCACGGTTGGAGATCAACCCGGTATCTAGCACTGGTACGGTCTCCATTCGTTCGGGCGGTTTGTATTCAATCACACCCGGCGCGAAGTACCCCGATAGTGTGATTAGAAATTCCAAAGTAGTTATAAACGGGCACGCGACGGCTAATCGGATGGTCCGTCTTATTTCCGAGTTTACCGGGTGTAATGTAACCATTGACGCGACGTCGGGCGATTCGCAGGGCGTAGGGGTTTATAGCAATGTTAAGAACTTGACATTTACGGGGGCGGTCACTGCCAACTGGAATGTAGCAGCGCGATCTAGTATACAGGCTACCGACTGTGACAACTTCGCCGTATCGCCTACAATCTTTCCGGGACTGGCAACAGCCCAAACCGCTAACATGCCTTTCATTTTCCAAGGGTGTAATGTCCCGAACGGCATGTTCTACCACCACGTGCAGATAGCCAACACTTATAAGAACGTTGATTTTGCACTGGCTCAAGCTGATTTGGGTAAAATAGTATCCGGTCGTCCTCTTGTAAGTTCAGAGGTAGAAGGAATGTACAGATATGTTTCCGCAACGGGTGCTATGGGTCCATTGATTGAAGCATACGATAGTGTCAAGTCTCTAAACATGGCAAACGCAGCAGGCGCTTATGGTACAACCATTTATAAGGATGCGTATTTTAGTGGTCTGTTTGATTTTGCGGGTACGAACGTGTTCGGTAACAAAGTACGTAGCCATCCATTGGAACAGGTTCTGAACGTTCAGCCGCGTGCGGTTCGAGGAGGTTTTAACACTACAACCACGCCGCCTACCGTCGTACCGGAGCAGTTAACGAATACCGTCATGAACGTGCCATTACGGATCAATGGCGCAAACGGGCTTAAGGTTGAAAATGTCCCCGCCGGTGTGCGATACATGTACGGTATATTAGATGCAAATCTTAAGTTCATCCAAAATTCACAGTGGAAAACCGGGACAAGCACAATAGAGGCTGCCTTATTGCAGTACCCTTATGCGATGATTCAATTCAACCGTGAATCAGGGGGCGAGCTTACACCCGCAGACCTTGCAGGCGTAACCGTAACGGTGTACAACGGTTGTAAGATCGTGAACACAGGCGCAACAGCGGTTAACATGAAGGGCAATATCAGAGTAGAGGATAACGCTACACTCGTCAATGCTGGCGTAGTCGGATCGGGCTACTTTGGTGGTAATTCCGTAGTGTATTATAACCCGGCAGTATGGGCAGCCCTTGAATGTACCGGGTTGGCAAACATGAAGGACAACGCGGTATTCGCGCCGACGGCGTTGGCCGGGGCGTGTGCGCTTGTTCACATGGAGGGCAACGCAAAGTTTATCGGATCTGGTGCTAGAACTAGTACAGAACTTTCGTTCATCATGAGGGACAACGCTATTATTGAGGGGGTCTCTAATACACGTTCGGGCGTGGTTATGTCCGGTAATGCTAGAGTAACGTCTACTGGGGTTATCGCAGCCGCTAGTCGCGGCGCTCTTGTAATGACAGATAACGCTAGTATCGAGGCGGCCACAACCGTTATTGGGGCTATTACGCTAGCGGGCAATTACAAGGGTAACGTCGTGAAAACATGGACGGGTAAACGTACTATTACAGACGTAAATGAGCCGGAGTACGACAACAACGTAAAAACTCAATATGACCTTTAAAGGGATACTAGATCAGGTTGGAACATGGGGAGCGCAACATGCGCTTCCCGTATTCTTCGGAGATGAGGCCACACGTAATCGACTGGCAAACGATATAACGGGTGATTTTATCTTTGTTGATGTGCCTGGAGGAAGGCAGGACTACAACGACTACGCCGCCGAGACGTTCTCGATCACCGTGCTTATACAGGTGTTAGGGACTTCGCACTACGAGCGCGACGACGTGTCCGAGATAGACGTACTAGATAGGACGTTCACCGTCATTACAGACATAGCAAAGAAGGCGGTTTGCCTCTATGAGTCCGAGGGTGCGGCGGTGGTTAAGCGCCAAAACATATATGACAGTCCCAAATCAGGTTGGGAGATAACACTTAATCTATCTGAATAATGGCACGTAACGCGATGTTGGAAATAGAAGTACTACTAACCAAGCTACGGGACGACATAGAAGCCTCGTACAAGGCTAAAGGGCTGATGGCGTCCGGTAACTTCGCCAAAGAGCTTAAGTTGGTTGTGAGCGGCAATAACGCCCGGATCACCGCGCCGCGATATGTAGGCGCTATGGAAGGCGGAAGGATAGCGGGTAAACGTCCGCCATTGTGGATCATTCGAAAGTGGATCGAAGACAAGAACAAGCAAGGCGCGAACATACCGCTAACCGCCGCGTACCCGATCGCAAAAGCTATCGGAGAGTTCGGGATCAAGGTACCCAACAGCCACAACCCTGGCGGCGTGGTGTCGGATGTTCTCAACCCTGCAAGGGTCTTGAAGTTACAAAATGAGATAGTAACTATAATTAGATACGCTATTATTGACACTTTAAATATTAAATAATGAACATATACATACCGATAGCAGATGTAACGCTAACCGACGGCCAAACCTATGTCGGTCAGCTTCCTTTATGGGCTACGCGCCCTTTGATGGTGAAGGTGACAACGGGCACAAACGAGCCTATAAATATAATCGTGCGGGAAGGTGGTGCGATCCGAAAGACTGTATCTTTGCCATACCAACAATACGGCGTAGACGTTGATCTATCCTTTGCCGCTCCGTTACTTAGACGCGCGGATCGTAACGTATCAGAGGGTACACCATGGTTTCCCCAGCAGCTAATCGAGTTTTGGAGTACTGATATAGCGACTAGGATCATCATACCCGTATTCCATTGTGATGAGACGTACTGGGATACGCTAGGCGTAGACGCTGCACTACCCCAACCGGCTAAACCGCGCATACCGGGTCAGACGCTAGACATATTTTTCCCATATTCTATCCACCCGTCTGATGCGTTTTCCGTTGAGGTTGAACCCGTGTCGGGTGCGCCTAGTTCGGAGATATTCCCCACTACCTACGTGCTGGGGAACACTATTGATATTACGTATATCAAGAAATTGACTATTAAGAATGTTTGGGGGTCTGGACTGGATCAAGTGATTAACTACGAAGATCGCCTAATGTCCGACGTTGTTTATGATGAGAGCTTGCAATGCGCTTTGCGCGCTAGATGGAACATGCGCAACGGGCAATGGTTTTGGGCTGCATTTAAGGATTACTTTTGGTCTAACAAGTTCACGCCGATCCGAGGCCGCGGGGGCGTAACAGAACAGGCGGAAATAACTATAAATCTAGAGTACGGCGAAGAGTATTATAACGTGTACCAAGAGTTGTTAGTTTCTTCAAATGTCGTGTTCGAGTTGAACATACCAGGTATAAATCAATACCAGTCTAAACGATTCAGGGCGGAAGTTTCGGGAGACACAGGGGCGCGCTGGTCCAACAGTACCAAGACGTATCGCCAACAAGTACGGTTCAGAACAACGGAACTACAAGATAACTACATGTTCCCGTTAGCACCAGACAACCCACCTACACCGTCTATCGCGTTTAGCGCGCAGCGCAACCCGTGGACGATCGGCGCAGCGTATGCGGAAGGACTGGTTAACAGCATATACAGTAACGCGGCATGGGAGGTGCAGAGCGAACCAAGTTGGCTTACTGTGACAAACGGCACAACGTTATTAACGCCCGACATGTTCGAACAGGGGGGCGCATTAGCTACGTCGGGTCGGACATGGGAGCAGGCAAAAACAGACGCGACGAATAGCATAAGAACTAAAAAAGCATTTACTAACCTTAGTGAAGTTTATAGTCTGATTTGCGGATTACCCGGGTACGAATGTATATTTGTATATTTAGATTCTAACGGAATTATTACAGGTTATTCACATAATTTCGATTTGATAGGGAGGGTTAATGCTAGCATGTCGGAGCAAATAGCCGTAATTATAGGCAGATCCGGCTGGGGCGACATAACGCCCGCATACATCACAGCGATAAACGCCTATTGGGGTAAACGTTACCACAAATTCCCAGCGGGTACTTCTAATCTCGCCGCGACGGTAGCCCCAAATACGGGCGGGGCTAGATCGGGTAACATCGTATTGAAGAGCAAGGCGGGGTCCGCTACGTACAATATAACCGTTATGCAGGCCGGGGTTTCGGGTAACATATCGGTTGACACCCCGACGATCGCAGCGGGGTACGTTAATTTACCTGTTTCCATTAATGTAACTTCGGTTGGCACATGGCTTATTTTTCAAAGGGATTCATGGATCACACCGAACTTATTTGCAGGTGCAAACGGAACAACCGCCGTAACGTTAACGATCGCAGACAACACGAGTAACGACGCGAGAATCGGAACAATAACGTTTCGCAATGATGTAATCGGGGAAACAGCGGTAGTTACAGTTAACCAAACAGGCGCACCCACTTCAATCGGCATAGTCCCGTCGCGTGTGTCGGGCCCTAAAGCCGGGACGGGGTCTATTGTGCCCTTGGTGGCAATATCTGGAAATAACTGGACTATGAGTAGCGCGCCTAGCTGGGTATCCGTTACGCCTACATCAGGGGAGGCCGGACAAACCGCCATAGGGGTTAAGTACGATACGCCGAATCCGGGAGCAACACGCATGGGGCAATTGAGAATCAAGAATACAGTTACGAACGAGATCGCGATTTGTTTAATCACACAGGAGGGATAAGAATGAAAATAGTATCATTGAGAGTTAACGGTTACGACATAGACGGTTTAGATAACGCAACGGTCAAAATCACATTAAACAACATTTCTCCGGTCACTATGACCGGAGATAGCGTTGCTTTTAGCGCTACGGTAAAAGTGCCTAGAACGCCGGACAATGACCGGACGTTCATAGGGCTGAACAAAGGTTTGCTTAACTGTGAGTATTATGTGGCCGAGGTGCGCGTATCATCCATTCCGTTCAAGTATTATGCTTATGTGTCCGACGAGCCTACACAGTTTTATGCGAAGGTATCAGCGACTGAAACGGAGTACACGATCAACCTTATAGAGAGTACGGACAAGTGGTCGGACGTGAGTAAACCCATATCGACGTTACCGGATTTCAGCCTTGTGAAGGACGGCGGCATAAACTTAAGCGCCGCTAACCTTGCAAAGATAGTCCGCGAGTACGTGGACTTTCCGCAAATAACGTTCCCGGCGATCAACCCGTTCTACAACCCGGGTGGTCTGCTTCCTCAACCGGAAGACGCCGCCTTTTTAGCGCCTACCATGGTTTGCGCCCGCGGTAGTATCACCTGGCAGGACAACGTAGCGACGGGGACGGTGAAGTTTCTGCCTAAAGGCAGCACCAAGGGACGCGGGGGGTATAAGTACCCGGACACCGCAGTGGTTGTGTTGGATAATTCACAGATATATATGTACGCTTCGTACTTCGGAAACCGTACGGGGGGAGGCCCTGCGGGATTCCTGATCTCGGCGGGGGAGAACCAGCAGTTCCAAATGATCGTTGAATACAAGGGCGGTGCGATACCGACTACTAAACCTACTATTCAGTTACGCGGTGCGGTATCGGGGGTGGGGCGGTCAATGTCTTACTACGGGAGCATAACTGACCGCATCTGGATTTATGTTACGGAGAATAATGCACAAATGACGGTTTACCCTAAACAGGACGCATACATGCAACTGGCGGCGACTATCGGGGGCGTGTCACGTACAGACTATTTCAAGTTCCCAGACGGCTACGACCCGGAGGAGCTGATAAGATGCGGGGCGGGGCAGGCGGTGTTCGATGCAACCATCAAGCCGCAATACGATTCGGTCGCTAATGTAGCCATTGATTTTCCGTACACAGACGTAAAAAACATAGTGGACGACATGTGCACGGCATGGCATTGGAGGAAGATTTACCGCAACGGTACGTTACGTGTCGAGCCGATAGTAGATGCCGACCTACGGGATGGTACGTCGATGGCATGGGCACGCGTACACGATTGGAGTGACAAACTACGTAGCGTTGAAACCGTAGACGTTCCCGACGAATTCGCGGACCAATACGTTTGTACGATCGGTTCGGAAAAATTCAGTTACAACAACGGACCCGGAACGGTAACGCCCGTTAAGGATGCTTATAAATCGTCTGTTAAGTTCTCGTATAACAACCGGGTATTCCCGATCATGGGGCTAACCGCAGCGTTCGCCAAACCTAACAATTATAATTACTATTATACATTTGTGAAAAACATCTACTACCCGTATATAAACCGACATTTCAAGATGTTTAGATCGCGAATACAGGTGAAAATCGAAGCACAATTAAAATATGCGGACGTTGAAAACCTGAAATTAGGGGATGCGTACTACTTTTCGCAGCTAAACAGTTGCTTCTACATCAAATCTTTAGGCGAGTATGACGTAGCAACCGGGGATTGTAAGTTATCTTTGTACAAAATGGATTTAAAGTAAATTAATATGGCGGATCAAGTAACATTATTAGACCTTAATTTCGGCACGTCAGAAGCCGAGAAGGGGCTAGACGCGTTAATAGCCAAAAGTATGGCACTTGCAAAGACTAAAAAGGATTTGCAAGTGGCCTACGCTTCTGAAAAGAAGGAGCTAGACGCGTTAAATCAGAACTACGCGGACGGCCTTGTACAGCAGGACAAGTATGACGCGACTGTTAAGAAGCTGAACAAGTCTCTGATCGAGACGCAGAAAGCGATACTGGACAATACCGAGGCGAACAAACAGAATAACGCCGAGATCAAGAGTACCAAAACGCTTCTCGACAACGAGGCTACGAGCGTCAACGCGCTACGCGCCCAACTGGCGCAAAACACCACGGAGCTAAACAAAATGAGTGAAGCCCAACGCACTACCAGCAAGGAGGGACAAGACCTAACCGAGCAGACCAAAGCGTTATCGGACAAGCTCAAGGAGCTAGAGAAGTCGGTAGGTGATAACCGCCGTAATGTCGGTAACTACGCCGAGAGCGTTAAAGACGGCATACTTCAAACGCAGGGTTTGACAGGTGGCACGGGTGCGCTGGTAGGGCAGATGAAGAGCGGCATCGCCGGGGTGCAGGCGTTCAACGCGGCGCTAAAGGCGAACCCTATTATATTTGTCGTGTCGCTCGTCTTAACTCTTATCGGTATCATCGAGAAACTGATGAAACGTAACAGCGAGTTAGCGACTAGCTTGAATGCGGCGTTCGCGCCGTTTAAGGTGATTTTCGGGCGTTTGCTGGACTGGATAACCGGATTGTTTGAAGGTGTAGCGTTCGTGCTTGAGAACATTGCTAAAGGCGTTACGTGGCTATTGGATAAGCTGGGACTAATCAGTGAGGAGACGAAGAAAGCAGCGGCGGAAGGCGCCCGGCTGGCTGGCGAAACTCAACGTATTTATCAGGCTGAAACGGCGGCGCTCGTCCCAATGGCGCAAATGCGGCGCGAGATGGAAGAACTTAAAACGCTGGCGGCGGATCAAAACAAATCAGCGGCGGAGCGTACTAAGTTACTGGAACAAGCTAGGGACAAATTACACGCCATCCGTGATATGGAGTTGTCCGTACTGGACGCTAAATACAAGCAGATCAAAGCCGAGAATCAACTAGGCTACACTAGTGACGAAGACGCACGGAAAGAACAAGAAGCCCTTGCTGCACTGGAAGCCGCGAAAGCGAGTTATGCCACACAGGAGAAAGAAATGATTGGGCAAATGACGGGTTTCGAGAAGGCTGAACGGGACAAACAGGTAGCGTCCGCTAAGGCAGCAGCGGAAAAGAAGAAAAAGGAGACAGAAGCCGCGACAAAAGCAGAAGCCGAGACCGTGAAGAAGCAAGCCGAAGTACTTAAGAAGGCGCAGGAGGAAACGATCAAGGCGTACGAACAGAGTGTTAAAACGATGGAGCTAGAGATAGCCGAAAACCAATTACGGACGGGTAAAACTTCGATCGAAGAATCGCAACGGGTGATTAATGAGCAGATCGCATTGGAAAAGTTTAAAAGAGATCAAAAGCTTATAACCGAACAGGAATACCTGAATAATGTTCGCGCTCTGAACCTGCAATTTGAAACGGAAGTTAAAGCCGATGCGGATCGGAGGTTAGAAGAGAAGAAAGCCGCGGACGCTCTAAACTTGGAGAACGACCGAGCGCTAGCTGACATGAAACTGCAAAACGACCTAGACAACCAAATAACCCGGTTGGACGCTATGAAGGCTCTAGAGATCGCGAACGCAGAAAAGATCGGAGCGGAAACAACCGCTATAACCGAGCGTTTCGAACTCATGAAGGACGAAGTAAGACGGAAGTACTACAACGCACAATTAGAGATGGCAGCGGGCACAGCCGGGCAACTCTCTAGCTTACTGGGCGAAGAGAGCGCAGCGGGCAAAGCATTTGCCACGGCGCAGGCGCTTATCAACACGTATTTAGGAGCGTCTAAAGCACTGGCGCAGGGCGGCATCTGGGGTATCGCGCAGGCGGCTATCGTGGTGGCGGCTGGTATGAAGAACGTTATGAGCATTAACAAGACTAAAGAGCCGGACACTAAGATCAATACAAGCGTTCGCAAATACGCGAAGGGCGGACAGATTTACGGGGCTAGCCATGCGGCAGGCGGCGTGACGTTCACCGGATCGAACGGGCAACAGTTCGAAGCCGAAGGAGGGGAAAATATGTACATTCTGAACCGGAAGGCATCCGGCGCGATCAACGCGTTATCAGCTCTTAATATGGAGTATGGCGGGCGTTCGTTTGGCTCTTCGGGCGTGTACCGGTACGCCAACGGTGGCAAAATTGACGTAGGCGGCGGATCAACTATGCAGTTACCTAGTAATTTCAGCCTGTCAAACGATAGTTTGCGGAAATTAGCGGCGATTATGTACGATTCGGTGGCTAGTGTTCCCGCTCCACGTGTGGCAGTTACCGATATAGACGAGGGTCAACAACAATATAACAGTGTACAAGTAGCGGCTAGCCTATAAATCGTAGGTAAAGCCGCGGCTTTGTGCCGTTAAATAATATATCTTTGTACCAATAATACAGTAATATATGAAAATATTTAAAAAGTTACGCATTATAGAAGCCGGGGAAACCGCAAACTACTATGAAGAAGGGGGAAAGGCTTATAAATTAGTCATCTCTGCTAGTGCTTTCCCGTCTCTAGTGGCTTTAGGTAATTCCCGGCCTATTCACGCACGCCGTACACACAACGGTGCGGACTTGCTAGACGGGTATATAGGGCATTTTACCAACTTCACGCACGACGAAAAAGCCGTTTACGCTGATCTAGTCATGTCGGAAGCGCTGGAAAGAGCGTATCCTAGCGAATATAATTTTATGGTTACCATGATCGAGAAGGAGCCGGAATTATTAGGCGTATCGGTTAATCAGTCTGACGTTAAACAGTTGGATGAAGCGACGCAAACCGCAACCGTAACAGAAGTAAGAGAATTATTTAGTGCCGATTTGGTGGGACTTCCCGCGGCTACTAGTTCTTTATTTAATAACAATTTAAACAAATTATCAATGAGCAAATTTTGGACAAAATTAGCCGAGCTAGTTAAATCAACTAAGCTAGCTAGGGAAACCGTCACAACCAAAGAGGGAAAAGAGCTTGTTATTATCGCACAAGGCGAACAAGCTGCTTTGGGCGACGAAGTACAGGATGCCGAAGGCAAACCCGTAGAAGATGGTGATTACTACATTTCGATCGGTGAAGGCGAGGACATGATTATTTCAGTCGTAGCCGGAAAGATTTCCGACGTTAAGGAAGTGGAAAGCGAAGCTAAGCCCGAGGAAGAAAAGCCGGAAGAGCTAGCAACCGAGGAAGAAAAGCCGGAAGAGGAAGAGGACAAAAAGAAAACCCCTACCCCGGAAGAACTTGCAGCGATCCGCAAAGAAGTTACCGAGTTGAAGAAAACCGTGTCTGATCTCAAAACGCAGTTAAGCAAACGTACTGGTGCACCAGCAGCAGCAAAAACAGAGCTGAAGACCGAAGTAAAGACCGGAACGAAATTGAGCCGTGAAGAGGTTCAGAAGGCCGCAGCAGAAATGCGTAAAAAATTCAAATATTAATCTATTAAAACATTAAAATTATGGCATTTACATTTAGCGATTTAAACAAATTGAATATCGACAGCCTGGCCGATGTTATTTCTTTGACACTGGGTTTGGAGGGCGAATTGTCCAACGGCGTAACCGTGTTAGCAGGCATTGAGAAGGGTAAACCTATCTTGACTTTCACCGCAACAGACAAAGCGGTAAGACGTTCCGCAGGTTGTGATAGCGAATACAAGTATAGCTCTCTTAACGATAAGGTTAAATACTACGATCACGCACAGATTGAGTTGCCTATCGTGGTTTGTCTGCAAGACTTGTGGGGCAAAATGGTTGCAAAAGGCGTTCACCTTTCAGCTGATTTCGACCAAACACAGTTGGCAGCGTTCATGCAGAACGAAATTCTGAAAGTTCTCGAGGCTGACATGTTGCGTCTCGTATGGTTGGACGGTCTGAAAACAACTGATACAGCAGGTGTATACACCGTGTTCAAAAACGGTGGTATCATCAAGCAAATGCAGGCTTCAACCGAAACTATTAAGGCCCTCGTTCCTTCTGGAGCTGGTGCTAACGTTTTGGAGTGTCTGAAATGGTGTATTGACAACCAGCGCGCCGATCAACTTGACGATTCAGAGTTCTACGTAACCAGCAACATTATGCGCGCTTACAAGGACTTGGTAGAAGCAAAAGATAACCATTTGGCACAAGCTAACATGGAGAACGGCAAACCGGCGTACTACTTTGAAGGTTACAAGGTGAACGAGTTGAGACACGTGTCCAACAGCGCTAAAGGCGACGCTTTGACAGTTCAGTCTTTCATTGCTTTCTCTCCGAAAACTAACATTCAGTTGGCGCTTGAAGATGCAAGTCTGACTATTGATCCGTTCATCCGTGACGCTAAAGACCGTAAGTATTACAGTACAACCGTATTTGCGGCTGATGCAATGCTTGCAGTTCCTGAATACTTGAAATTGTGCACCGCAGCAGGTGTTTAATAATTAAAACAAAGTTTAAATGGCTTGTATAAAGACATTAAATAGAGCAATTACCTACGCATGCCAACCCGGCAGCGTAGGTATCGCTGAAATGTATCTTATTAACTTCGACGATGTAACGTCGGCAACTGTAGACGCTAGTAATCAAATTACCGCGTTGTCGCTTAAATCAGGGGCAAAGACTATTCCGGTTGAGGCGTACAAAAATGGTGCAAAGTTGACGGAAGCTTTGAAGTTATCAGACGTTTCGGCAGGTTTGGATCAGTCTATCATGTTTACCTTATATGATAAGACTACAGCGAACGCTAACCTAATTATGGCGGCTCTTTTATCGGGGCGTTTCATGGCAGCCGTGAAGCTAAACGATATTAATGCCGCGCCTTTATTGGTTGGTTACAAATGTGGGCTTGAAATTTCACAAGCTGATACGGATTCTAGCGCGGCGGGCGGGTTTACTACGATCACGATTAAAACGCCGGACGATGCTAGAGGAGAAAATAGAATAACAATGGCTTCGGCAGCGTGGACGACAATCACAGCCGCAAAACTAGCTTAAAATATGGGATGTTTAAATAAATTAAATAAAGCGATCTTAGTTGATTGCGACGGAGGGGCAACAGGCGTAGCCGAAATGCTTCTTATCAACTTTGCGGATATCTCGTTTAAAAGCGTAGCAAACGGCGTAGCAAACGTGGATCTAGTATCCGGCGCAAAGGCCGTGCTGGTTGAGAGTAACAAGAAAGGTGTAAACGCTACGGAAGAGGTCAAGCAGAACGACAACGCGCCAACAGCATTAACGCAGGCGGTTACGTTCACATTGTATCAAGGCAATGTAAACGGAACTCTGATAGTGAATCAGATTTTAAACGGTACTTTTTTAGCACTGGTTAAGACTAAAGCCGGGAGAATACGCGCTTATGGGTATAACTATGGCTTGAGCGCTACTGCTATTTCCGAGGACTTGAATGCGAACGGCGGTTTTACTACCATCACACTATCGACATCAGAAAACGTTATCGGCGAGGCTCGTCTAAACTTCGCAGATGCTAGTTATAACACATTGAGAGCCGCGGCTATCGTAACAGAATAATAAGGGAGGATATTATATGGCATGTATTAAAAAATTAAATACAGATATATCGTATGATTGCTACAATTTAGGGATAACCGGTGGAATCGGGGAGATAGATGAAGCTGTTATTATCAACTCTAACGATATAGCAAGCATTTCGGCGGATTCAGGAAATCATAACGCGGGGACCATCGTAATGCAAACAGGAAAGAAGGGGTACGTAGTTAACTCCGTAAACAACTCCGTGATGTATCAAGATGCAATTAAAGTAAACGATACAGTACCCGCAGCGGAAGATCAGAGCGTTATCCTAAAAATTTTAAGGTCAGTCGATGATTTAACGGGCTATCGTGAAATAGTACAGCAACTTTTGGGGGGGAATTTCCGGGTAGCTCTTAAATCTAAAGCTAATACCTATTTTTTAGCAGGCGCGTTTTGCGGTTTGGAAGCTTCGGACCTTGCAACCGATTCAAGCACTGGCGGTATTTCAACGGTAACACTTAAAACGCCGGAAGCGTCAACGGGCGACATGCTTATTGTCATACCCAAAGGAATGTACGACGGTTTAAAAATACCGAAAGTTTAATAAATTAAAAACAGTTTAAAAGATGGAAAAAATTACAGATATAGGGCAGATCGTTTCATTGTGCCAAACAATGACTAACCTAAAATTGGATATTGTGTGCGGTGCGGACCGCCTGTTTGCGCAACGCTGGTATGAAGAACGTTATTTGACTGGCGTACACACCCGCTACGTGATGAAGCCGGGACTATTCATCAACTCGATCGAAGACGGAAGAGTGTACCGCGCATTTAACACAAGCGACGAAAAGGCTGTTTACTTCATGGAAGCCGCCGAGGAATACAAGGACTATTTTATAGACTTGCAATCGGAACCGGAAGCGCCTGTAGAAGGTGAACCGGAAGCACCTGTAGAAAGTGAACCGGAACTATCGGAGGAAGAGATCGCCGCGGCTAAACGCAGCGAAGCGGCTAAAAAGGCGGCTGCTACTAGAGCAGCAAACAAGGCAGCAGAAGCAGAAGCCGCCGAGGGTCTGAAAGAGTTCGAAGAATAATATTTAAAAAGGTAAATCAATGATCGCAGCAAAGAAAATAGAGTTAATAGTACGTAGGGCACTGAATTTAGTGCCCCGTACATCGGAAGGGGTGGTTAGCTATGACGTAGACAACTTATATCCGCAACGTATCGCAAATCTTATCGACGCCAGCAAAACCGCCACGGCGTGTTGCGACAAGGCGAAGGAAAATATAATTTGCGAAGGGTTCGTTAACGAAGAATTTGCAGCGAGAACCAACGAGCACGGTCAGGACATGAACGACGTTTTAGAGTTCGTAGCGGACGAGATACCGAGATATAGGGGTTACGCGTTAATAGTACAATACGGCGGCGATGGTCGCCCTTTGTACTGTTATCCCGTGCCGTTCGGTTACGTTCGTGCCGTTCTTAACGAGGACTACAAACGTGATTCGATCGTACGGAAATGGCGTGTATTTGATAACTGGGAGCGTGAGACGCTTAAGGACACGAACGTTAAAACGGGCGTGGTTTATCCTAATTTCAACCCGAAGAACTTTTGGAAGGAGTGCGAAGAGTACGGAGGTATTGAAAACCATCCGGGGCAACTCTATTATGCTAACTTTTCAAACCGTCGTCCTTATCCGATCAGTCCGTTTCACGCAGTACAGCCGGAAATGGGAGCAGAACACGGGAACGCCTTGTATGTCGAGAACGTTCTAGCGCGCGGGTTCCACGCTTGCAGCGTAGTTTCTCACGGAATGTTTCAAAGCGATCAGGAGCAGAACGAGTTCCGGGACGCTATTACCGAAATGATGGGGGTAGAAGGAACTGGTGCGGTTCTCACAGTAAGAGACGAGAATGTAGGTATTACAGAGAAACCATTTATCAGGGTGGATCAAATTGGTACGCCTATCGATTCCGATCTGTACAAATCATATTGCGAGCCGTTGCGGAAAGACATCGCTATTTCTTGTTTCACCATTCCGATCCCGCTTATTGATTCATCATTGATTAGCTTCTCAAACGCGTCGGGCGAAGTGGTTAAGGAGATGCAGCGCGTTTACCGCCGTTCATTGGCGCGTGTCCGTGATAAGATTTCCCGCGACCTGGCATATATATTCGATTTAGACCCGGAACTAACTAAAATTAAAAACGATTTGGAAGGCGACGCGGATATTGCGCCCGACCAAGTAATAACAAATTGATATGGCATACCCGATCCAATTACTACGAGATTTGTTTACGATCGCGAAAGACGTTAAGGATAGCGACATTGAAAAGGCATTTTACGAGGCTGACATGCTTGACATGTCGCCACAACTTCACCGATCGTATGAAGAGATACCGCCGGAATACTTAATTGACACCCCGGCGCGTACTGGTGCTAATAAGGTATTGTGCTACTACGCCTTTGCGCGCTACTTGCAGACAAGCGAGCAGCAAAGCACGGCGAGCGGCCTAAAAATACAAAACTATGGTGGCAGCTACGTTCTGGCTGACGACAACAAAGCAAAGCGGTTTGAAGCGGAACGCGGAAAAGCTGATTTATTTATAGTCCCGTTAATCAAGGCGTTTAAAGACGCTAAACTGATTGAGGAGGAATGTTCACACAGGGTACAATCTAGGATATGCTTAATAAAATAATGGATGGAGTTTTTGATACGGCGCGTGTCGCGTCTCTAGCTTTCCTGCTAACCGTTACTAACGATGTGATGACTTTCTTTGTCCTGATAATCTTATTCGGCACATTAAATTTTATAGTAGGACTTATTGCAGGTTTAAGGGCTGGTGAAAAATACAGTCATAAAAAGGCTTTCCACGCCTTTTTCGAGTACGCGATCGCGGCGATCGTGATTCTATTCACAGCAGCAGCCGCGCGGCTTATAGAGCCGGAAGGGAACTATGCGGACTTATTACGATTACTAACTACGCTATTTGCGTTAGTGTATTCTAAGAATATTATCCGTAACTTTAAGAAGATCCAACCGGATAACGAATTTATAGCGGTATTGGATATGATGATTAATACTAAATATTCGGACTTTATAAAACATTTGAAAAATGCGAAACTTCACAATTCAAGAGCTAACCGCGTCAACGACGACGGCGGCGAAGAAGATCAACAACGATCCGACACCGGAAGCAGCAGAGAATCTGAAACAGCTAATCAATAACGTGCTAGACCCCCTACGGGACGCGTACGGCAAACCGATCCGAGTTAATAGCGGATATAGATCACCCGCCCTAAACGCGGCGGTGAAAGGTTCTAAGACGTCGCAGCACATGAAGGGACAAGCGGCGGACATAACAGGAGGTAGCAAACAAGAGAATAAGAAACTCTTTGAACTGGCACAGGAACTCAATTTACCGTTTTGCCAGCTTATCGACGAGAAGAATTTTTCATGGGTGCACATCTCATACGATAAGAACAATGTGAAACGCCAAATCTTACACTTATGAAAATAACATTAAATAAAATATTGGTGTGTTTAGCGGTCCTTCTAGCCATTTTGTTGTACGCATCATATAAGACTATAAAAAGGCAGCATAAAGAGCTAGAACGGCAGGAAAACAACCTCACCGCGCTTAACACCGAGGCTGTAGCGTTCAAAACTACGGCGGGCGATTATGCGGAACAAGCTAGACAGTTAAGACTAGAGAAAGACGAGCTAGAACTATATAACGCCGATCTATATAATAAGGTACGCGAGGCGGGGATAAAGATCAGGGAGCTAAAGAACGCTACAAGGGCCGAGACAGTTACCAAGGTGGACACCGTGGTTAAGACGGAATACCGGGACGGAAACAAGGAAAACAGGCTAGCCCACTATTTCGATGGGTGGAATGATATACAGGTTGAATCCAAACCGGACACTACTATTATAAAATCTAGCAGTATCGACACGATCGACGTGATCGGATCAGTCAAACAAAAGCGGTTTTTATTCTTTCGGATCGGAAAACCGAAACAAACGATAACCGTATCGAATAAAAACCCAAAATCTAAAATACACGTAGAATTCTCGGCAGAATTCGACAAATAAGGCTTTTCATCTTTTATAAACGCCCTTTCATCATTTACACTTGAAAACTTAAAACGCTGATTCATAACGAGTTGGCGTTTTTGCTTGTAAATGATTAAAATTTGTATCTTTCGCACTTAATTCACTAATAACTAGTACTTTATCATATAATATAGTGTATTTGTCAAAGATGGAAAGATAATTAGTATAGAGTAACTATTAATAAGTAATATATCTATAAAATATGTAAATATATGAATTAATATGTGAATGAATTTATAGAAATATTTAAATATAAACTAATAGAGAAACTATGTTTCATCTTATCCACTTCACCCGTTTTTGCCACTTAACTAACTGATACGCAATTAGTTAAGGCGTGAAAGACCCGCTTAAAAAGGGTTATTTGTCATTGACACTGTTACCAAACCTTCAAAACCGTTAATCAGAGTTAAATTACTAAAGTTTTTTGGGAAATAGTTTTGTAGTTCAAAATAAAGCTGTACCTTTGTAACATCGAAAGAGAAATGAGAGCGCCGCCAATCGTAACCAAAGGGCGTTAGAAGGGAAACACGGATGGTATCCCAATTCATTTGAAAAGAAGGTGCGGTATCCGCTTAATTGAAGCTATAAAGCCCGAATCTCAATCGATAAAACAACTGAAAAGCCTACTAAATTTGTTGAACTATTCCGATACCGGAGAATCGTTTTAAACATTACTAGATATGGCAATAGACATTTATAAGTTAGAAGCGTTCTTTTACAAGATTATACGGGAAAGGATTAAAGCGTGCAAAACGATAGGCGAGGCTACAATGCTATACGGCTATCCGGGCAACTCGAAAATGGTGTTCGATGATTTGCAACGAGAAGAAGAAGCCGGAAAAAAGTTTAAGTATAAAATCCGGGGCTTTATAATTCCACACGCCAAACGTTACGAAACTATTTTCGAGCAAGCCCGGCGCGCCGCTTATTCTGATCACGTACAAACTTATCGAACGTCTGACAAATTGAGTTTTAAATTTAATGAGAAAATGAAATGGAAAAAGTAGAACTTATCACAGTGGCGGAAGCCGCCCGGTTAGCGGAGTGCACCGAAAACGCCATACGCTACCAACTCAACGCCGGAAAGCTCACACGGTACGAGAACGGAACGGGCAAAATCAGAGTGAACAAAAATGAACTGTTAGAAACAATTTTTAATTTTAAGAAAAAATGAAAGTAGTAATCGAATTAATCGGAAATGAGAGTAGAGAAAATTTGTTGGCAACAGCTAACTATTTGCGCGAACTTGCAGAGGGCAGTCTTCCCGTATCAACGGAAGCGACAGAGCATAAAACAGATCTTGACAAGTTAGCGGACGCGGTTGTGGAAGCAACAAAGGTGAAGGACGAAGAGAAGCCTAAAACAGTGTCCGAGATGGTAGAATCTGAACGCGCCAAGACCCGTGCTAGACGTGCCGCGAAGCCTGCACCAGCAGAAGAGCCTGCACCAGCAGAAGAGCCTGCACCAGCAGAAGAGCCCGCAAAGGAAGAAGAGCCCGCAAAGGTAGAAGAGCC